ATGCAATCGAAGGGTGATTTTCCCTCGGGCGAGGCGCTGCGGAAAAGCGAAACGCGGTTTACCAAGAAGGTGCGAGACCGCCAGGAGAGCTTCGGCCAGGTGTGGGAAGACGTGATGGCCTTCGCCCTGCTGATCGAGGGAACCAAAGGGGTGAGACTCTTCGCCGAGTGGGCCGACCCTGCACCGCTCTCGGAAAAGGAAGCGCTCGAAAATATCCTGCTGAAGCAAGATATCGGCATCAGCGACGAACAGGCGCTAACCGAGGCTGGCTACGGAGAATCGGACATCAAGAAAATGATCAAGGCCAAGGAGGAGAGAGCCAAGGCCGCGGCGCGGGAGTTTAACGCCGGGGAAGATGACCCGTTACCTGATAATGGATAGCGGATAGCGGAAAAAAAAGAAATCTGCCTACGAAACACGCGAAAGGGGCGAAAAAAAGAAGCATGGCAAAAATCGAAGTGTATCCAGATTCATATTATGCGTTTGAGTGTCCCGGCTGTGGATATTTGCACGCCTTTGATAAACGATGGACGTTTAACGGCGATTTCGACAGGCCCACCTTTGCGCCTTCGTTGCTCTGTGACAAAGACGATCCCACGCGCCGTTGTCATTTGTTCGTTAGAGACGGAAAGATTGAATTTCTTGACGACTGCCATCACCCGTTAAAAGGGTTAACCGTGGATATGGTCGAAATGTTAGACGGATAATGGCGGTTTTTGACGACATATTGAGAAGGCACAGGCGGCGGATCATCCAGAGGGAGACGGCCGCCTTTGCTGAATTGCTGGCCGAATACGAGGAGCTGCAGCGCGAGCTCGCGTTATTGATCAAGGATCTCGAGGCGGAGATGATCAAGGCGCAGGCTGCCGGCAACCTGTCGGACTCGTGGGCGCGGCGGGGCGCGCGCCTGCAGGCGCTGCTCGACCAGGTGGAGGAACAGATCGCCCGGTTTGGCGGAAAGGCAGCGGCGGTAGTGACAAGAGAGCAGCGCGAGGCGATCAAGATAGCGATCGACCAGGCCGGCGATGTTTACAATCTCGTTACCTCTACTGCGCCGGGCCAATTTCCTGCGCTCGGAACGCAGCTGCCGACGCGTGCGATCGAGAACGCGGTCGGAGCTTTGGGCGACGGCACGGCACTGATCGGGTACTTTAAGGAACATATACCCACGCGCGTTACACGGGAGATCCGCCGGGAGATCATAAAAGCGATCGCGCTCGGCACGGATTTCAGGACCCTCGCACGCCGGCTGCGCCAAGTGAGCGATATTCCGCGCTACCGGGCGCTCGCCACAGCACGGACTGAAGTAAACCGGATCAGGCGCGAAACGACCCGACAGATCTTCGAAGAAAACGAGGAAATAGTCACCGGGTGGGAGTGGGTAGCGGCAAAATCGACACGGACCTGCCCCGTGTGCCTGGCACTGGACGGGCGAGTATTCAAAGTAAGTGACCCGTTTCCACAGCACGTAAACTGCCGCTGCACGATGATAGCGGTTATCGACGGTATGGAGCGGCCGCCGCGGCTGCTCGGCAAGGATTATTTCGACAGCCTGCCGGACGAAGACAAGGAGAAGATATTGGGGGATGCAGAATTCGAGGCATATTCCTCGGGGCAAATCACGCTGGCAGACCTGGTGGGCTGGAAAACGAGCAAGCTCTGGGGCAAATCGGTTTACAAGAAGAAACTCGGTATAAAAAATGTGCCTGAGAAGGAAACGAAAACGACGAAAAAGGGAAAATAGTTTGCAGGGATTTGGAGATCTATTGTAGAATCCCGATCACATAATAGTTTTTTTTCGATAGGAGCGCTCTGGGCGCTCTTTTTTTGTTAGAAAACCATTCCATTTATCACAAACGCGATAATCCGTTCCAAACGGTATTTCAAGAGAATTCGATTTGTTTTAGTCTTGCTCACGATATGAGCGAGAAAGCAAAAGAAAAACCCGCAAAAGAAGAAAAATCCACGAAGCCCGAGGAAAAACCCACGGACCAGAAGCCGGCAGGTGACGAGAAGCCTGGCGATGAAAAACCCGCGGGGACCGAAAAACCGGAGAAGGCGTTGACACAAGCGGACATCGACGCGGCAGTCTCGAAGGCGGTGGATGCCGCGAAAAAGAAATTCGAAGAGGAAAAGGACCTCTCGGAACTTGAACGCCTCCAGAAGGAAAACAAGGATCTCAAGGATGCCCAGCGGCTCACGACGGCAAAGGGCGAGGTTATCGCTGCGCTGACCGCGGCGGGGGCGAAATCGCCGGAGCTGCTCTTCGCGGCAAGCCAGGATCAATTGAAATTTGACGAGGCGGGCAAGCTGATCAACCTGGCGGACATCACGACGGCGCTCAAAACCTCGTATGCCGATCAATTCGGTACCGAGAAACCCGATGGCAGCGTTGACGGCGGTGCGGGAAAGGAAACGGGCGGTAAGCTGACCGTTGCAATGCTGGAGAAAATGTCGCCGGCCGAGATCAATGCTCTCGATTGGAAAGAAGTTAGCGAGGTAATGGCCAAAGGAGTCTAACCCTCTTCTGTAAAACCCTAAAAAACGCGCCGGGCGAGAAGCCCGGCTATCTTGAACAACAAACATTATGGCACTGAATTTTATTCCTTCGGTTTGGGTAGCTCGCCTTTTGAAGGCGTTGGACAAAGCGCTGGTCTATGGCCAGTCGGGGGTGGTCAACCGCGATTACGAGGGCGAGATCAAGGAAGCCGGCAACACGGTGAAGATCGGCTCGATCGGCGATGTGACCATCGGCAACTACACCAAAAATACGAACATCTCGGACCCGGAGACGCTGACGGATGCCGAGCAGACCTTGCTGATCGACCAGTCGAAGTATTTCAACTTCTATGTGGATAGCATTGATCGCGCTCAGCAAAACGTGAATGTGATGGACGAAGCGATGCGCCGGGCCGCATTTGCGCTGCGCGATGTTGCGGACCAGCGGCTCGCGAGCCAGATGTATCTCGCCGTGCCCTCGGGCAATTCGATCGGCGACGATACCACGCCTAAGGTGCCTACGAAAAACGACGCCTACGAATACCTGGTGGACCTCGGGGTGCTGCTTGATGAGGCGAATGCGCCGACAGAAGGCCGCTTCGTCGTCGTTCCCGCATGGTTCCACGGCCTGCTCCTTAAGGATGCGCGGTTCGTGTCGGCGGGCACTGCCAAGACCGATGAGGTCCTGCGCAATGGCGAAGTGGGCCGCGCGGCCGGCTTCAATATCCTCAATTCAAATAACGTGCCTAACACCTCGGGGACAAAATACAAGATCGTTGCCGGTGTGCCGATGGCGACCACTTACGCCGAGCAGATCGTTGACCTGGTGACCTACAAACCGGAGAAGCGTTTCGGCGATGCGGTTAAGGGCCTCCACGTTTACGGCTCGAAGGTGATCAGACCGGCAACCCTGGCTCTGCTGACGGCGAATAAAGGATAGTTTCAGCGCGATAGCTGAAGCGGATTACTCAAAACGGGGGCGCAAAGCCCCCAACGCAATATAAAAAATTATGGCAAATCCTGCAGCAATCACAGTAACGGACCTTTCAATGAACGGCGGCGCGACAAAGCCGACCTTCCAGGCATGCGATACGGACGCAACGGTGCCCGTAAATGCAGGGGGCAGCACTGATCGCCTTTTCCTCGATATCGAAAACGCTGACGACGCGGCGGTGACGCTGACGATCCCCGCGGGCACGGGTGTGCAGGCACACCAGGCAAAGGCGCTGACGCTGACTCTGGCGGCCTCGGGATCTCCTACCGACAAACGCTTTTGGGGCCCGTTCGAATCGCAGATGATCTGCAAAGCGGACGGCACCTTCGATCTGACGATCGATGCAGCGACCGGTGCACCCGCGCTGAACATTCGTGCGATCCGGCTGCCGAAGATGTAGAGAACGGGGCGGGCACGTCCCGCCCTCTTATTAAAATTTTAGAGGAGACAATCAGATGGCAAAACCAATCGCATATTTCAGGGGAACGGATGGCGTGATCCATCACATAGAGGAAGGCGGCGTAGCTTTCGATCTGGTATCGGCGGACGGGAGCTTTACCAGGATCACCGAAAAGGAGGCGCTCAATCCGGAGGAGGCGAAATCCGCTCAACCTGCAACTGAGACGACCCCGGCCGAGAAGCCGATCGTTCTCTCCAGGCTCAATAAGGCTGACTTAACCACCGAGGCGGGAAAACGCGGAATCAAAGTCGATCCGGTGTGGACGAATAAACAGATCATCGCCGCGATCGAGGCGAAGGATGTGGAGAGCGAACCGGAGGCAGACTCGAAGCCCGACGCTGACGATAAAACCGAGGAACAGGCCTAACCGATGCCCGATTCGGCACTCAAAACCCAACTCAAAAGAATGACGGCGTGGGATTCAACCCCCGCGCTGTCTGAAGATGAGATCGACGCGTTGCTCGCGGCTTTTTCCAAGACGGACGCGAATGACGTTGCGCCGGGGGAGGACGATTGGGTGGAGACCTATAACCTGCGGGCAGCTGCTGCCGAAGGTTGGAGATGGAAGGCGGCCAAGGCCAGCTCATCGGTCTCGACAGACCTGGACGGCGACCGGCTTTCAAGCAATCAGCTCTTCGAGCATTGCAACCGCATGATCGGCGTCTATTCCCGCAGCGGCACGAGTGTTTCGGTAACGGCGGCCGCGAGCGAGTAAGCCTCAGAGATGAATGTGCTATCACTGCGAAATCAGACTGAAGGCAATGAACGAAGCCAGGGAGCTGCTCTTTCCCGGTGAGACGCTAAAGATCTTTGAAACCTCGCCGGCTGACGGTGAGACCGAGGCGGGAGAATTTGAGCAGGACTGGCGTGCCAGGCGCGTAACGCCCACGACGGACGGCTCGAACCAGGCACCGACAGGGGAGTGGCAATTTGAGATCTCGTCGGCCGACGATTGGGAGACAAGCCAGGCGTTCATGATCAAGGCCGCGGCGCTGAAGATCGGCGATCGGCGCTGGAAGATCCAGAAGGTTGAGAAGCCGGCCGGGCACAGCCTGGTGTGGAAGCTAAAAGGCAAGATCCAATGATCACCATTAAATTTGAAAACCGGGTCCCGGAGCTAACAGCCAAAGTGCAGAATGCGGTATCGCAATTTGTCCGGGCGGGGTCCCTCCACCTCGTCAATACCATGAAGGTATCGATGGCGGACCGCAAATCAGGCCGAACTTATCCCCGAGGGAAGATCGCTCGGCATCAGGCTTCGGCACCGGGCGAATCGCCTGCTGTAGATTCGGGCAACTACATCAATTCGATCGTTATTGACAAGGTTTTCGAGACAAACGCTCTCGAAGCTCTGATAGGGACGGTCCTTCCTTACGCAAAGTGGCTTGAGGACGGGACCAACGCGCCGAGCCCCAAGGACGGAAACATGGGCCCGCTGATGGGTGGGATAAGACCAAGGCCTTTATGGGCAAAGACGGTGGAACAAGAACTACCAACATTGGATAAGCTCCTGGAGCATTACATAAATCGGGTATGAATAGGCCGGATAACTCGCGACGGGAGAGGAGCTGCACGCGCAAGCGAGCCTTTAACACGAAACAATACGCAGCGCTCTTTCTGGAAAACGTTCTAGGCCGCACCGGGGAGCTCGACGTTTACGAGTGCGAATTTTGCGGAGAATACCACCTCGGACATAGCAATGGCAGACGCAACAGACAAAGACATCAGATCGGCGATCAAGGACGTTATCAAGGCGCTCTATCCTGATGCGGTCGTTTTTCAGTGGAACGCTCTCTCGCACAATCTCGGCGAATGGCCGGGGATGTTCAGGACGGAGACGGGCACACATGGCTGGATCATCAAGCGCGGCGGGGTTTCGGGAGGATGGAAAAACGGGCAGCGCGACCGGAAAACGTTCGTCTATGACATTTGGGGCTTTTACGGTTACTCGAGCGGAAAGGAGAGCGAGAATTCAGACGACGATTTCGGCGCTATCCTGGACGCGATCTATGAGGCCCTGAAGGAAAAGCCCACGTTGGACCTGGAAGGACTGGACCCGCACGGACTGCTGCAGGTGGCAGCCAACACGACGATCGACACCGGGGAGGAAACCCTACATTTTGCGCAATGCCGGCTGGAAGTAAAACTTTGCTGCTAATTCAATAACCTTATGAGAGTAGAATCGACAACCAATCATATTTCGAAAACGGTCGAAAGCACCTTTAACACCGGGGAAACCACGGGCGCGAACTATGAGGGTGTGCCGACGACGCAACCCTTTTTTCTGCTCCCAAAGATGGAGAAGGTGAACGATGCCAACCGCGTCGGCCGGAATGCGCCCACGCATGTTTGTAACACCTACTGGTCGCCGGGACAGATCGGGCTGGCCGACGACGCCGAAACGGGTGTGCCCGCAAGATTGCTGCGCCGCGCCCTCGGCGGTTCGGTAACCGATACGACCGTCTCGGCCGGAGTTTACGATCATACATTCGGCATCCTGCCCCCACAGACGGGTCCGATCCTGCCCTCCTTCAGCTTCATTTCCGTTCTGGACGCGGCGACCTTCCTGCTGCACGGCTGCATGGTGGAGAGCTTTAAGCTGAGCCAGAAGGGTGCGGAAAGGGCACAATTCGAAGCGGCGATCGTTAACAGCGGCAAATTTACGACACCGCACGGGGTGACCTCGCTGCCGGCGCAGGGTACGCCGAAATGCCTGGACGGCTGGCGCACGGTTGTGAGCTATCTCGATTCGGACGGCACGACGACCGTGGACCTCTCAAGCCTGGGCAAGGTGATCGACTGGATGGTGGAGCACAAGAACAACATCCGGACCAACAAACGCCGCCAGGGCGATCCGACGATAACCGTTAACACCGGGATCGGCGCTTACGTTCGCTCGATGCCCCGCGGCAAATATGAAACGAACGCGCAGATCATCGTGGATTTCGCGGACTTGACGGACTGGCAGAAGTCGGTGAAAAACGAGGAACTCTCAAACCTCAAATTCACATGCATCGGCCCCGTGATCGCGAGCACCTACCGGCATGAATTCGAGATAATCGTGCCCCGCTTTGTATTCGATTCGCCCGATACCGGCGACGACGAAGGCGATGCCGCAACCCCGATCAACATCATCTGCCTGGAGGACGCGACCACGAAAGGCACGATCACCGGCCGCATCAGGAACGCGACAGCAACGCTTCTTTAGAGTAGTGAGTTGCGAGTTTTGAGTTGTGAGTAAAAGAAAAAACGCAGGGTAATTTTATGGCAAAAAAGAAGAAAGAACAGCCGAAAACACAGGAGCAGCTTACCAAGGAGTTTTTTGAAAGGGAGCGCGAGGAATACGAGGCCCGGACCGGCGAGACGGTGAGGTACCCGGACACCGAGGATTACCCGGACAATGGCCACCGGGCGATACAGCCGGAGGAAGAGCCGATCGAGGAGTCCAGCGAGGAACCGGCCGACGACGAACCGGATAACGAGACCGAAGAAAACCAATCCGAAACGGAAGGAGATAACTAATTTTGAACGAAGATATTTTGGAAGTTAACAACACGGCCGGCGCGGGTGAGAACCCCGCTCCGGTCAATTCGTCGCCCGCCAAGGGCTTTAAGCTCGACTGGCAGGACATGGAGATCAGCCTGAAGAAAGGCCGGTTTACGCACACACTTTCGAGGCCGGCCGCCGAGTTGATCCTGGCGCGGGAAAAGGAACTTGAAAACGAGATCCCGATCGGCAAAGACGGCGGTTATAAACTGCCCGATCCGACCGCCCAGGAGGACGTGGACGCCAAATACTACGATCAGATCGTGGTAAAAACCGAGGGTTATCCGGGCAGCGTGCCGGGTTATCACAAGGCGGCCGCCTTCCAGGGACTTTACCAACGCGAGATCTACGTCGATGAGGATGCCGATATTTTTGCCGACGAAGTGGCCGTGATCGAGGAGATCGGCGGCGGAGACGATCCGGATTTCACGATACAGCACATCATGCGGCAGCCGACCGAGCAGGAGCTGAAGCGATGGCGACGGCGCTCTGCAAATAGTGAGATCAAGCCCGGCAAGCGCGGAAAGCAGAAGCTGGTGACGACCTCGAACCTGCCGGCAGCGATGGAGTTTTACGGCCTGTGGCTGGTGCGCATCGAAGGCGCAACGGTTGGCGGCGCGGCCTGCTCGCCCGATCGCAGGGATGAATTTATCGCGCAGGTCGATCCGCTGATCCAGCGAAAGGTGGTTTCTACTTTCGCCGGTGAATTTAACGACGAATTAACGGACTGACCGAAGCTCTTGCCGGGCATTTCGCAGCACACATCGACTGCATAAACGAGAACAAAGGCGAGAGCTGCCCAGGAGCGGAAACCTGCAGGGACACCCGGGGGAAACCGCTCAATAAATACGCAGAACAACCGGAGGAAGAGATCTGCAGAGGATGCAATCTCTTCCGGTCAAAACCGGAGGCGGTCCCGGAGGAATTGAGGCCGGGCCTATACCTGGCACTAGAGCTTTCGGAGATAGAGCGCGGCGGCGCGAAATTCATTTACCCGGACGGATTGGCGGCGACGGAATGGGCGAGCCTCCGAGGACTGACCAGGGGGCGTGAAAAGGCCGAATCGATGCGGCAGGAACGCGAGCGCAAGGAAGAGCGGATCAACAAAGCCAAGAACCGCAGATAATAAATGGCTGATTTCACACTATCAGTAGAATTCGACGCCAAGAGCGTAAAGGACGGCGCGGAAAAGACAAACCGCGCCGTTGCTTCTATTGGAACCGAGGCCGAAAAAACCTCCAAAAAAACCAAGCTGCTCGCGGGCGAGGACCTCGGCAAACCCGCCAAGAGCGCCGATAAAACGACGAAGGCCGTTAAGGGCATCGGCGACGAAGCTCAAAAATCCGAAAAACACACAGAATCGCTCGCCAAGACCGACCTGACCCCGCTTAAGAACCAGGCGGAGCAGGTAAGCGAAGCAATGACAGGCACCGACGCCAGTGTGGCCGGATTGTCCGACAGGCTTGGTGGCCTGCAGGGCGTTGGAGATCTGGCCGGGAAGGCGCTCGGTGCGGTAACCGTTGTTGCGGCCGCACTCGCGGCTGCAGTTGTTTATACCTTCAAGCAGCTGTATGACGCCGGCCGCGCCTTCGCCGATTACGGCGTGAAAATTGGCCAGATCAAAGCACAAACCGGGCTGGCTGCCGAAACCATTTCGGCTCTGGGGTACCAAGTGACCAAATCGGGCGGCAGCGTCGATATATTGAATGACGCCCTGGTCGAATACCAAAAGCTGATCGGTGCAGCAAACAGCGGCAGCACCGAAGCGATCGCGAAAACCAAACGCCTGGGAATCGATACCGTCGCCGCCGCAAAGGATATGGACGGCGCGCTGCGCCAGACCCTGAAAACGATCATCAGCTATCCTGCGGGGATCGACCGGACCAACGCGGCGATCGATGCCTTCGGTGATAAGGGTAAGGACCTGCTGCCCTTCCTGGCCACCTTTGATGGCGATCTGGACGGTTTGATCAAGAAGGCCACTGCACTCGGCGTTGTTCTAAGCGAAAACGATGTGCGCGCCGCACAGGAATTTAACAAGGTCCTCGGCGAGGTGCAGGCGCTGGTGAAAGGGCTGATGTACACATTCGGCCGCGAGGCGCTGCCGGTGATCAAGAGCTTTTTCGAGGACTTTCGCGGCTTCCTGGCTGACAACCAGGACAGAGTAAAAAGCTGGGCCACAAACGTTGGCGATCTGCTCCGCGGCTTAAGAACGGTATGGAGCGAGCTGACAGCAGCCAAACGTGAATATTTCGATATCGACCTGGTCCAAGCCACGCGAGTCGATCCGATATTTAACGCGATCTACCTCGGGATGGAATATCTGAAGCAGCGCGGCCGAAAGGACCGAAGGACGGCGGCGATCGATGGCCTGAAAGATCTGCCGAACAGGCTTCAGTCCATGGTCGGCCCTTCCGGCCAATACAACAGCGATCAGGCGAGTGCGCTCGCCGAGCGACAGGCCGAGATGGCGAAGAAATTTGCAGAGGAAGCCCAGAAAGCGCAGGTTGAGCACCTGCAGGCCACGAAACGCGACCTGGCGGCGCAGATCTCGCTATACGAAATATATTTCAGGGACCTCTCGCAGCTCTACGACGAGAAATACAGGGTGATCGCCGACAAATTCAAGGAAACCAATAACCCGGCCCAGTACCAGGCGAGCTTTACCGAGCTGCAGACGTGGTTTGCGGCGGAGTTTGAAAAACTGCTGCCGATCTACAAAGCCCTGGTGGAGCGGCAGACGAATAGCGAAAAACTCGGCTTGCAGGAGAGGGAGCTGCTCAACCGGCAGACGCTGGACAAGATAAACGGCTATCGCAAGATCTCGGCCGATAAAGCGCGGCTGGTGGAGCAGGGGATAACCGCCGAAAACAAGAAGCAGGCAAAAGAGCGCGAGCGGATCGCGAAGGAAGAGGCCGATCGGCGCAAAACTATTTTGAGCGGGCTTGAAGACCAGATCCGTCAGTTCGAAGATGCCGAGCAAAAGGGCATCAATGCAGCGCTGGAGACCTTTGCTAAGGCGAATAGGTTGACGGGCGGAGGTACCGATCATAACACTAAGTTGGGATACGCCAGCGGATTCGGTATCGACGCGACTTCTAGCCGTTTTGTAAAAGAAGTCAATGAATATCTGGACGCGGTTCGCCGAATACAGAAAAGCAGCGACGCGTTTGCAGAGCCGGATCGAAAACTAAAGCGATTTTTACAAACTTTAATGACCTTCAAGGACGGGAAGGAGATAAGGGCCTTCGCTGATGAAGATATTTCTACATTAATTCAAGGATTTGAACGATTGGGGGACGCAATAACCGCTGCGGACAATGCGGCTCGACAAAAACGCGCCCTGGAGGCTTATGGCGATCTGATGCTGGGAATGAGCCAGACGCTGCTGCAGCTGAACAACGAACTGGCCGGCAACACTGAACTGACGGAAGCTAACCGCCTGGCGCAGATGATGGCCACGGACGCCTACAAGGACCTGACGGATGCGCAGCGCGAGGCGCTGAAGACGAAGGCAGCGGAGGTGGACCAGGCGCGCGAGGCGCTAAAGGCGCAACGCGAATTAGAGGACCAATACCGCGAATTCGAGGGCTTTCTGAGAGACAGCCTGCAGATCCTGGCCGAGGACGGCTTTGGCGCGATGTTCAAGCATATTTTGAACAGCTTCAAACGAATGCTGGTCGATATGGCCGCGCAATGGCTGGCCTCGAAGATCTTCAAGGTTTTCCAAAACGGAGGCGGCACGGGAAGCGGTTCAGGCGGTGGAATCGGCGGCTTTATCCAGGGCATTTTGCAGGGGCTCGGGATAGGCGGCAGGGGCAGCGCGAGCGGCAGCGGACCAGGCAGCGGATCTGCAGCGGGGACCGGGGGCCGATATACAACTCCTTCTTTCAACCCTAACGCATTTACCAGCGCGGGCGGCGCGGGCGGTCTGAGCAGCTTCGGGCAAAATCTGCTCAGCCCTGAAATGCAAAACGCGCTGAATAATGGCGGGAACAGCACTTCGCAGTATCCCGGCAGCGGACGGACGCAGGTAAACGCCGGGGGAGTAGGCGGGGGGATGTTCGGACCCGTTCCTAATCTATTAAACGGTGGGAAGCCGAGCGCGATGGCCGGAGCGATGAGCGGGGTAGGCGCGATCGCTTCAATGGTCGGTGGTTTTGTACCCGGACGGCTCGGCAACACCATCAGCATGGCGGGCACAGGCATGTCGATCGGCGCGATGTTCGGACCATGGGGCGCGGCGATCGGCGCGGTGGCCGGTGGCCTGCTCGGTTTCTTCGGCTACAACGATCCGAAAAGAAAAGCCGACAAAAACGAAAACATGCCGAAGCTGCAGGAAGGATTTACGGACGCTTTGGCCCAGCTGAAAGCGCTCGCGAATGACAGGAACGCCATCTATAACGATCCTTCTGGAACAGTCACAAAGGCGTTGGAACTGAGAGCGCAGATCGCCTCCGGTTTCGGCATCCAGTTTCAATCGAAAAAATACAAGGCCCAGGCAAAAACGCAGATCGACGCCAAACTCGTGGAGGCAGACGCGATCATCAAGCAGCTTCAGTCGCTGGCGAGCGGTTACGGCTATGCGAAAACGATAGACGATCGTCTCGAAACCTCCTTTGCCAGCGGGGTTTTCATGAGCAAGGATTTCATGCGCCAATTCTCGCGATATAAGCGGCGAAACGGCATGCTGCAGGGGAGCTGGACGGGCACGGACACTCTGCCCTCAATGCTCGCAGCGGGAGAGATGG